AGAGGCGCCTTGGGCGAAAGAGGCGGAAGTGATTTGCGGCGACGGGCGGCCATTAAACCAACTCTCCTGGCGATGTCGCCAACTGGACGGACGCAATTTCATTGGTGCCCTGCAGTTCAACCTCCCAGTCTCGGGACAAGATGAACCCAGGAGGCATCCGAAACATGTAGGTAGAGGTGATCTCCCGGCTCATAACAGTGACTCCATCGGCATAGACGTTCAGGGTGACCGGGTAGCCATAAGCAATGACCTTGCCGCAGGTGAAGCCGGCTGCGCCGGGCGGGATCTCATGGAGGCGTGAGCGCCAGGTAAAGGTTAGCGGCGCCCCCCGGTCCCATTGGGTAATGTTCGCGCCCTGGACCAGATACAGCGTGTCGTTGTAAATGTCGTAATAGCCGGCACTGGCGGTGGTGTCGTAGAACTCAACGCCCTGGCCCGGAGTAAAGGCGAATGATCCACCGTCATAAAACGCCAGATACCTGCCGTTATACCGATAGGCGTGCATAGTGGCCGGGTTGAGCGCCTGCCACTGGTCGCGGGTCCAGACCTGATTGGTCACCACGCGAGCCTCAGTGCCACCGACCGCCACCAGGCCGTCATGCCCAGCATAGAGTGCGTTAACCACCCATATCGGGCCATAGAGCGCTTGTTCAGGCACGGCTGATTCACGTCCAGCTGCATCTGCGCCATAGCTTCTGGGCTTGAGCCGGTGACCAGCCAAGGTTGGCCGGTGGTGGTGACAATCAATCCGCCACCAATGGCCGCAATCGCCACAATCGGGTCATTGAAGGCCAGTTGAAACGAGATCGGCCAGGCGTGCGGCAAGTAGGGTTCGCAAAACGCCAGGGTGTTTTCAAAGAAGCCGGCCAGAATACCGTTGGGAAGAACGGTTAAGCCTTGCATGGCAGGATTTGGTGCGTCCCATTCCAGGCTTTCCAGCGCCAGGTCAAGCTGCTCAGACAATACGTTGTCGGTATAGGTACCGGTGGCTGCGACCAACTCGGCAACAAGCTGATACTGGCCGCCACTTTCCACGCGATACAGTCGCTTTTTGATGATGTCCAGATTCGCGGTAGGGACGCCGGGCAGGGTGACTTCGACCTCGCCAAAGTCCGGGCTGGTGTCCACGTCATCCCATCGCAGCACAAGACCGGACGGATCACTCGGCGGGCCTTCCTCGCCAAACGCGGTAACCAGCGTCACCACATACGCGGTTTCCAGCGCCGTGTCCGGTACGGTGGTGCGACTTGCAGGCGCGACCACGGAAGGGCCAGATGCAGGTGCGGGAACGCCTAATTCATACCAGGCTGACGGATAAGGCCCAGTGCCGGTGGTGACCTGAGCAAGACTGCCCATCTTGGGCGCATCCTGGCCTGTCCAATACACGCGGGCGTAGGCATCATTGGCAATCGGTGAGCGAACCACGTCCACGTCGTATTGATTGCCCCATGAGAACCAGAAGCCATCTCCGTCGTTGCCAACGTCGTACCGGTACAGGTTGCTCGGGCTAATGGTCGCCGGGAGGCTGCTGGCAATCAACGTATCCCGGTGCGGGCGCAGCGTTCCCTTCTTCAATTCAGGTTGCGGGCAATCTGTGCGTTGTTTTCAGGCAATAGCCTGGCGTCCAGAATAGGCACTTCACCCCGGAATGCTGCGTGCTGATCTTCATAGAGGATTCCGTTAGATGAACTGTCGGGCTTTCGCGCGGATACCGCCGCGGGCATGACCAAAGCTGGCAAGGCGCTTGGCATCTGTTGTGCCGGATCGGTATTGGGTCTGGTAGTAGGTGGCCATTTGAGGATCGCGCCACGGTTGCGGCATCAGCAGGAGTCGCCAGCGGGCGCCGTTGCATATCGTGTCGGCGTGATCGTTCAGCAAGGCTTCAGGAAGATCGGCGCCCACGGCCGGGCGGCAGGCCAATCGGCCGGTCAGCGTATCGCTTTTGGTGTCGCGCAACATGGTGATCTGGTTGGGCGTTTCTGCTCAAAGTCAAAGTTAGCCTTCAGATAACGGTCGGTGTCCTTCAGTGCAGATATGCGCAGCACCTCGCCGTTCTCGGGCGTTAGCACTTGGGCATAACCGGATTTAGCGGCCACCACCACAATGCCCTCGATCACCCAGGCATCAGCCTCTTGGCACAATTCGCGGGCCATGCGCTTGATCTGTTCGCGCACGGTCATCAGCGGGGCGTCAGGCACATCAATCGCCACTTGGTTTACCAGATCATCTATTGTCATTATCTGGCCCTCTGCGGGTTCGTGGAGGCGTCATAGGCGTTCGGGGAAGTTTGCGCCATCCCGTCTGCGCCTTGCCGGCCATTTGTTGCATGTAGCTTTGATAGTGCATCTGGGCCCGCTGCAAATTCGGCGCGTGTTCGGCGTCTTTGCTGAAGGCCCGGTAAAGAATGTAATCGGTGGCCACAGGCACATAAGCGGCGTTCAGCTTGAACGACTCCAAGCCGACGACGGCCAAATCCAGCGTAGCGTTATGGCCCTCCGGCACGGCGGAATACAGAATATCAACGGAAGTACCGGCAATCGCAGGCGGGTGAACGTAAAAGCGAGTGGGGCTTAGCTCATCAAATGTGAATTGCTCGATGCTGCTGCTGGCCTGGTCTGCGTGCCAACTGCGGCGGGTCGAATCCAGTGCGCGACGAGTTGTGACCGTGATGGCCATACCGGTTGCGTTGCGAATCACGTCCAGCAATCGCAGGCCACTGGTGGGAATGTCTTGTTTCGTGCCCTCGACAAGAGACAGGCTTTCGCTTACAGAGAATGCCTCGGGCTTAATTTGTACCGCTGCCTGGTAAAATTCATTCAACCAGCCAACCAGCTCAACATTGTTCCAGCGTATACCGTCTGCGGTGATCTCCTGCAAAACTGTCTTGACGTTGTTGATGATCGGGGCAACGGTGGCCATGGGCTAGATTTCCTCCATGTGTGAATACTTGGCCATTGCAGCCGTCCACGGCATAACTCGGCCGGTGGCTTTGTTTCGGGCCATACGGCCTATCGGTGCCAGCGTTGGCTTGGCCGTTTTTTCTGGATGAATCTTTGTTTCCGGCTCAGCCTGATCTTCAGCCTCGGCCAACAATTCAGACCGCATCACTTCCTTGGCTTTGCGCTTATCCACATCGACGCCCAGGTGCTCAATGCCAAGGTCTTCCAGTTCGTCTTTGGTTTTGGCCCCTTCAAGGGCTTTGATGATGTCCATGCGTTACTCCTGAAAAGCAAGGCCACCCCGAAAGGCAGCCTTGCGTTAGCGGGTTTTACCTGTGGGTTTAGCCGCGTTCTGCGTACAGGTGACCAATGGCGTTAGGATCAATGACCTTACGGCCATAGACGTTCAAGCCACGGATCAGCTTGCCGAAGTCGGAGGGGTTGGGCAGGGTTTCCATATTGGTCATCTGGCTTGCGAAGGTCAGCGCCTTCTTGTGGCCAAAGATCACGTTGGTTGCCTGGTTGCCGGTAGTGCCGTCGGTGACCGTGGACATGTTGTTGTTCACGTAGACGGAAAAACGATCCAACATACCGATTTTCCCATTACGGAAAGCGGAAGTGGCGTCGCCCATGATGCTAGCATCACGAAGATCGGACTTCTTCAGCATGCCGTTCATCCACGCGGGCAGCATGATGTAACGACCCTCGTCTGGCACGTTCTGCTCGTCCAGCGCAGTACCGCAGTCAACCAGCACATCAAGGATGTCCGTCTTGGTGATGGCCACTGGTGTACCGGCTACACCCAGATTCAGGGAGCCAGACTCTACGCCCGCCGTTATGCCCGCGTTCGCTGCGGCAGCTTCGGTGTAGGCATAGGAGCTAATATCCTTGTCGATAGCGATCTTCATCTGCTGACCGGCATCATCAGACCAGTCGTCCATCAGCTTAATATCAGCCTGATAGGCGTCCACGTCGTTCACTTCAAAGCTGAACGACTTGGCCTGGTCAATCTGCAGTTCTACCTTGTCGCTGACCGGCTTTTCATAAGTCAGACCGCCACCAATCACATAGTCACTAATGACAATGCTAGGCGTGGTGCGGATCTGAACAGTGTCGCCGGCCCCCTTGATGGAGCCTTCGTAGTAGGTGTTGCTGACCTCCGCAAAGCGGTTCGAGCGTACAATTTTTCGACCAATTTGCCGCTCCAGATTGACGGAATAAAACCGCTAGCACTGGTGCTGGAGTAGTTGGGATGACCTGTGTCACGTGTTGGACCTGCCATGATAACTTCCTCTTAATCATGATCGCCCTGGCCGCTCCGTTATCGGATGCGGCCTTCTGATTGGGCGCGGAAAATGTCGGCTTCCAGCTTCTGCCCCTCGTCTTCGCCAAACTTCCCTTGTGCCTTTTCCTGATAGAACTGCTTGATCTCCGGCCCGTCCAAATGTGACCGCCTTGGGGGCGGCTGCATTGGTGCGGCTGGATTGCGGATCTATCTGGTCGTCAGGGATTTTGCGTTGAGGTGCGGGTTGCTGGTCTGTAAAGGCGTTGAATACTGCTCCTACCCGGTCGGCATCCAGTGCCTGTTGCGCAGTCACCAAATCACTCTGGCGCTGCTTTCCGGTCTGCGGGTCGTATTGGGCAAGGAAATGCGTGAAACTTCGGGTCAGCGTTAATGGTTTTCCAGTCGGGAGCGAGTTCGCCGAGAACGGTCCAGAACGATGCCTGGGTTTTCTGCGATTCGCGCTCTTCAAACTGGCGTACCTTGCCTTCCAGTTCCTGCATTTTTGAGTTATCGGCGGGCGCGGCTTTGCTGTCGATCATTTGTTGCACGAACGATACAAAGTCCTCGCCGAACTCATCCTTGCCCTGCTGAATCTGCGCGTCCGTCAAACCACCGATGTTGCCCGTTGGGGCGGGAGCGTCTTTCATCTCCGTCATCTGAAGGTCTTTCTGTTCAATCGCAGACTTCAGGCTTTTAACCTCATCACGCAGTGCAGGAACCTCGGCGGCATACTTGCCATTGATGACGTTGAAGCGGTGTTCCCAGTAGCTCTCAGAGCGCTTGGGCTCGTCGGGCGGGGAGTGCTTCGGGTCATTCGGATCGAGTTCAGCGGATTGCGCGGCAGTGTCCGGTGCAGCAGACGCTACGGTTTCAGGATCGGGAGTCGGGGCGATTGCCTCGGGATTCGCGGCGGGTTCGTAGTGCTTTTGAGCGTCTTCAATCTGCTGCTGGATGGACTTGGGTAGTGCTGACATTTCAACTCCTGTGCGCTTCATGCGCGGTGAGCCGGTGTAACCGGGGTTCACGATTAAGGGGTCACGGATTCAATCGGCCTTCGCGTAAGGCTGTTGAGCGTTCGCCCACAAAAAAGCCGCCTACCCTGTGAAGAGAAAGCGGCTTTGTTGTGGGGCCGGAATACCGGCTGTGATTAGTCTTTGCTGAA